TCGTTTGGAAATGAATACACAATTTACAGCGAAGATGTAGAGCAAGGTATAAATGAACCTTGTTTTTTTATTGTTCCTATAAACTCAAGCAAAGTATCATATCCAAGTGGCAGAGAATTAAAGAAAAATTCATTTGATGTACATTATTTCCCTCGTTCAGAAGATAAGAATTTTGAAATAAATGAGATAGCTGAGATGTTACTGGAGGAATTAGAGTATATAGAAATTGATGGAGATTTAGTCAGAGGTACAAATATGAACTTTGAAATTATAGATAATGTTCTTCATTTCTTCGTTGATTATAACTACTTTACTATAAAAAATAATGATACCAATAAGATGGATACAGTAGAGTTATTCGGTGGTTTGAAGAGAGGTGATAATTTTGAGTAAAACATTAAGCAAAGAAGATGACTACAAGTTTACTAAGGAGCAGATAGTTAATTCTAAGAAGTATGTAAATAGAAAAGACTTATTAAATGCAATTTTAGAAGAAAATGAGTTATATTCTTTTTCACAAGTGGATGATAGAATAAATAATTTTATGAAAGGAGTGAGTTAGATGGCTTTAGGTGGAGGAACATTTGTAACACAAAATAAAGTGTTACCAGGAAGTTATATAAACTTTGTAAGTGCTGCAAGGGCAACCAGTTCATTATCAGATAGAGGTATTGTTGCAATGCCTTTAGAGTTAGATTGGGGCATAGATGAAGAAGTATTTCAAGTAACCAGTGATGATTTTGAGAAGTATTCAGTGAAGTATTTTGGATATGATTATACTCATGAGAAGCTGAAAGGCTTGAGAGATTTATTCAAAAATATAAGGTTGGGATATTTTTATAAATTAAATAAAGGCGTTAAAGCCAGTTGTACTATAGCTATAGCTAAGTATAGTGGAATAAGAGGTAATGATTTAAAAGTTATAGTAACAACAAATATAGATGATAACACTAAATTTGATGTTGTAACACTTTTAGATAATAAGAAGGTAGATATTCAAGTAGCTAAAGTCATTACAGACTTACAAGATAATGACTATATCACTTGGAAGAAGGATGCAACACTAGAAGCAAGTGCAGGACTTGTATTTACTGGTGGAACTAATGGCGAAGCTGTGACAGGAGCAGAGTACCAAGCTTTTTTGGATAAAATAGAAAGTTATTCATTTAATGCACTAGGGTGTTTGGCTACAACAACAGAGATTAAAAGTTTGTTTGTAGAGTTTACAAAGAGAATGAGAGATAAGGTAGGAGCTAAGTTTCAAACAGTACTATATAAGAAAAATGATGCAGATTATGAAGGTGTAGTGTCTATAGAAAATAAGATTAAAGATAAAGACTTAGTTGAATCTAGCTTGATTTATTGGGCTACTGGAGCTATAGCCGGATGTGATATAAATAAATCTAATACTAATAAAAAGTATGATGGTGAGTTTGATGTTGATGTTAACTATACTCAAATACAACTTGAGGAATCGCTAAAGAATGGTAAGTTTATATTTCATAAGGTTGGTGATGAAGTTCATGTGTTAGAGGATATAAATACTTTTGTATCATTTACAGATGATAAAAATGACGATTTTTCAAGTAACCAAAGTGTTAGAGTACTTGACCAAATTGCCAATGATATTGCAACTTTATTTAATGAAAAGTACTTAGGTAAAGTTCCAAATGACAAAGCAGGAAGAATAAGCTTTTGGAATGATGTAGTAAAACACCATAAAGAATTAGAAAATATAAGAGCAATAGAAGATTTTAAAACTGATGATGTATCTGTAGAGCTTGGAAATGATAAGAAAACAGTTATAGTAAGTGATGCTGTTAAGGTTATAAATGCTATGAGTAAGCTTTATATGACAGTTTCAGTTAGTTAGAGAGGAGAGTGATAATATGGCTCAAACAATAAATGCTAAAGATACAGTTAGTGCAAAGAAAGCTGAATGTTTTGTAACTATAGAAGGTAAAAGATATAACTTCATGCAAGCTATAGATTTAGAGGCTAAAATGGAAAAAAATAAAAGTGAAGTTCCAATTCTAGGAAGAACGACAAAGGGAAATAAAACAACTGGGAGTACAAATACTGGAAGTGCAACATTTCATTATAATACTTCTATTTTTAGAGAATTACTTTACAGATATAAAGAAACTGGTGAGGATATTTATTTTGACATACAAGTTACAAATGAAGACCCTACATCTGCTGTAGGAAGACAGACAGTAGTACTTAAAGATTGTAATATGGACAGTGGAATAATTACTAAATTTGATGCTGATGGTGAGTATTTAGATGAAGATATGGATTTCACTTTTGAGGATTGGGAATTAGTAGAAAAATTTAATTTATTGGCAGGAATGGAATAAAATACACATTTATAAATTATAGATGTGTATTTTTTATTTATAAGAATAGGAGATGGTTAAAATTAAAGATAAATATGAGATAAAAGATTCAATTTATTTTGATTATAGTAAGAAAAGACCTTTGGAAGAACGTGTCAGCGAGATGTATAAAAAGGCAGGAAAATATCTTATAGATATTTCAGATAAGTTAGCAACAGATACAATTGATGGTTCGTCATTAAAGCCAATAATAATAAAATTTGAAATAAATGAAGCTGGTGTTGCAACAATAGAAAAACAAACAAAATATTTGGTTATGGAGGTAGAATAATATGGGAGATTTAAACGCTTTTTTAAGTCAAAATGCAATAAAAGTAGAGAATAGAAAGTATGTAGCAAGTAATAGATTTATAGATGAAGATGGGAAACCAATAGAATGGGAAATAAGAGCATTATCTTCAGAAGAAGATGCTGCAATAAGAAAAAATTGCCCAAAGAGAGAGCCAATTTTAAATAAAAAAGGAAAACACACAGGACAATACAACACTGTAACTGACTATAATAAATATTACGAAGAACTAAGTATAGCTTGTACAGTTTTTCCTGATTTGAATGACTCAATGTTACAAGATAGTTATAGAGTTATGGGAGCAAATCAACTGCTTAAAGCAATGCTTACACCAGGCGAATATACAGAATATGTGCAAGAGGTACTAGATATAAATGGTTTTGACAATTCATTCGAGGATAAGGTAGAAGAAGCAAAAAACTAATTGAAGAAGGCGATTATGATTCTAACATAGCTCATTATTGCCTTCACAAGTTTAAGTGGAAACCGCATGAATATATGGATTTGCCAGTTGATGAAAAAGCATTTGTTGCTGCATCTATAGATATCAAAGTAGAAGAAGAAAAAGAAGAAGCTAAAAAAGCTGACAAAGATGCAAAGAGAAGTAGAAGAAGATAATCTCTAATGTAAAAATTTTACCAATATAGTATAATATTGTTAAAGAATATAATTTAGGGGGATATTATATTATGAAGAAAAAAGCATGTTTTTTAGTTTCTATTTTTATAGTTATCTGTTTGGCTATTGTAGGGTGTTCTAATTCAGAAAGTCTAGAGAGTAGTAACAAAGATAATAAACCAAAAAAAGAAGAAAAAAAGGATAAAGAAGTAGTCATAGGAGAAAAAATTGTTTCAGATAAAATGGAAATCACTATTAATAAGGTTGAGTTCTCTTATGATGTGTTACCAAAAGTTAAGGAGAGTTTCTATACACATTATCCTGCTGAGTCAGGTAAAGTATATATTGATATTGCTGCTGATATAAAAAATACTCAAAAACAAGAGTTAAATTGTTCAGATTTACTAACTATCGAAGCAGACTATAATGATGGATATAAATATTCATCACAAACAATAGTAGAAGATGAAACAACAGGTTTTACTTATGATAATATTACTAGTATTGACCCTTTAGAAACGAAGGGAGTTAGATTTATAATTGATTGCCCTGATGAAGTAAAAACAAGTGATAAGCCAGTGATATTAAATTTTACATTTGATGGGAATAAGTATGTTTATAAAATGAAGTAATTTATTCAAAAATGAATATATTATAAAATAAAGGAGATATTTTATGAATGATACAGTAGAATATATATTTTGTAGTAAGTGTGGAGTAAAGTGTTTAAAAGGAAGCAAGTTTTGTAGTGAATGTGGAAATAAAATGGATGATATAAAAATGTCAAATGAAAGTATTACTAAAGATAAAGAATATGACTTAAAAGGTGTTAGTTTACAACATATAATGCAAGAAACTAATTTTATAAAAGCTTCGTCTATAAGAAGGTTAAAAGAATTAACTGGAATAGATTTAGAAGATTGTAGAAAAATATTAGAAGAGCCATATCAAAAATATTATGATGAAAATGCTGAAATGCTTGAAGAAAAAAGAAAAAAAGAAGATGATATGTCAAAAATTAGAAGGGCTAAAGATGAAAAGAAAGAGAAAGAAAAAATAGCTTGTTGTCCTAGTTGTGGTTCAACATCTTTATCAGCACATAAAAAAGGTTTTGGTATAGGAAAAGCAGTAGTAGGAGCAAGTCTAACTGGTGGTATAGGTTTAGCAGCTGGAAATTTAGGAGCAAAGAAAGTTAGAGTTACATGTTTGAATTGTGGAAAACAATTTTGGGCAGGTAAAAAATAAATATTAGAGAAAAAAGCATTTACTTATTAAGTAGATGCTTTTTTTATAACAAGAATTAGAAAGGAGGTTGAAAATATGGCTACTATACAAACTTCAATAAAAATTTTTGATGGAATGACACCAGCTTTCCGTAATATGACTACATCTATTAACACAACAATTAATAGTTTAGAGAGATTACAACAAAGATTACACAGTCCTATAAATGCTGGTGGGATACAAGCATCTCAACAAAGTTTAAATAATATAGAAAGTATTCTTACAAGAATAGAACAAAAAATAAGTAAAACTGATGAACAGCAAAAAAAATTTAATGAAGATATTAATAAAGGAGCAAGTTCTACGGATACACTATTAGGTAATATCAAAAAGGTTGCAGGAGCTTACATAGGGCTGAAAAGTATTGGTAGTTTGATTAATTTAAGTGACCAAATGACTAACACTAATGCAAGGCTTAGCATGATAAATGATGGGCAACAATCAGATGCTGGACTTAATAAAATGATATTTCAATCAGCTGAAAGGTCAAGAGCATCTTATCTGGATACTGCAAAGATAGTTTCACGAATAGGTATGAACGCAGGAAAGGCATTTAGTAGTACAAAAGAAATAGTAGCATTTGCTGAACAATTAAATAAAAAATTCGTAATTGCAGGAGCAACGACAGAAGAAACAAATTCAGCTTTACTACAGCTAACACAAGGACTGGGAAGTGGCGTTCTAAGAGGTGAGGAACTGAATGCAGTGTTTGAGTCAGCACCTAATATTATCCAATCTATCGCGGATTACCTCGACGTGGACATAGGAAAAATAAGGAGCATGGCAAGTGAAGGAATGCTTACAGCTGACATTGTGAAAAACTCATTACTTGCAGCAGCGGAACAGACTAATGCAGAATTTGAAAAGATGCCTTACACCTTTAATCAAATTTGGACTTCAATTAAAAATAACGCAATTATGATATTTGGTGTTATACAGAAAAAGATAGAACAATCCATGTCTAGTAAGGGATTTCGAACCTTTATAGATAATCTGATAGATACTTTATATATTTTAGGAGCTGTTGGGTTTGATATTTTTAATGGATTTATTACTCTATTAAGTAGCCCAGTTTTTCAAGGATTCGCTAATATGATGCTCGTTTCGATAGGGATAGTTGTTCAAGGATTTGGATGGCTATTGACAACTATAGGAAGTGTCGTTAATTTTATTGCGCAAGGTTGGAGTATAATACAACCTTTATTAATTACTAGTATTGTATTATGGGGACTATACAAAGCTGCTATTTTAGCAGGTGCTATAGTAACAGCTGTTCAAGTAGGTTGGACAGCTTTACAAGCGTTTTG